AAAGTTCGAAAAAAGTGAAAAAAACGACGGTCCCTCATGGCGCGCCCCCCTCACAAGCCGACGGCCGCAACTCGGCGGCGCGTGTCTATTGCCGCAGGCGGTGGCATGCGTCACGAGTCCATCGCCGTCGCGCTCGGCATCACGTTGCCGACGCTGCGCAAGCACTACGAAAAGGAGCTGTCGAACGGAGCCCTGCAGAAGCGCATGGACGTGCTCGGCGCGCTGTACACGGCGGCGACGAAGAAGGGCAGCAGCTCCGCGGCTAAAGCATATCTCGAACACGCGCCGGCGCCCGATGGGGAATCCACCGAAGGCACCGGCGAAGGCAGCGGCAAGATGGGCAAAAAGGAGAAGGCCCAAGCCGACGCGCGGACCGCGCAGAAGGGTACGGACTGGGATGATCTGCTACCTGGCGGCACGAACGTCGTCACCCTGAAACGATGACCTGGGACCTGTCGTGCAAAGACTGGTGGTCGCGCATGCGCACCGGTCGTTCGCTGGTGCCTGACCTGCCGCTCTGGACGGACCAGGCAGACCGTGCAGTACGCGTCTTCAACAAGCTCCGCTTGGCGGACGTGGAAGGCACGCCGACCATGGAAGATGCCGGCGGCGATTGGTTCAGGGACATAGTGCGGGCGATGTTTGGATGCGTCGACCCGGTGACCAAGCAGCGGATGATCCGCGAACTGTTTGGCCTGGTGCCGAAGAAGAACAGCAAGACCACCGACGGCGCTTTGCTGATGGTCACGGCATTGTTGCTCAACCAACGCCCCCGCGCTGGTTTCGTGCTTACGGCGCCTGTCCAGGACGTGACGCAGCTGGCCTTCGACGCGGCGGCCGGTGCGATCGAGCTTGACCCTGTGCTGGCGAAGAAGCTGCACGTTCGCGATCACCTGAAGACGATCATTCACCGGGAGACGAAGGCCGAGCTGGAAATCATGACCTTCGATCCGTCCGTGCTGACCGGACAGAAGATCTCGGGCGGCGCGCTGATCGATGAGCTCCACGTCTGCGCCAAGATGTCGAAGGCGCCGAAGGCCCTTCGCCAGATCCGCGGCGGCATGCTGCCGTTCCCGGAGGCATTCCTGGCGTTCATCACGACGCAAAGTGACGAGGCGCCAGAGGGTATCTTCGCTGAGGAATTGGAGAAGGCCAGGGCCATCCGGGATGGAAAACGGACGGGCACGATGCTGCCGGTTCTGTACGAATTTCCGATGGACATCCAGCAGTCCGAGGACCGGGCGTGGGAGAACCCCGACCTTTGGCCGTACGTCACCCCGAACCTCGGCAAGTCGATCACGATCGAGCGGATGAAGGCCGACTTCGCAGACGCGAAGCAGACCTCCGAGGCTGAGCTGCTCGTCTGGGCTTCCCAGCACCTCAACGTGCAGATCGGCCAGACCCTCACGGCGAAGGGTTGGGCCGGCGCGCCGTTCTGGCCGCGGCGCGCTGATCGCACGCTGACGCTGGAGACGCTGCTGGAGCGCAGCGAGGTCTGCACTGTCGGCATCGACGGTGGCGGCCTGGATGACCTGCTTGGCCTGGTGGTGCTGGGACGCGAACGCGATACACGCCGCTGGCTGTGGTGGGCGAAGGCCTGGGCACACAAGATCGTGCTGGAGCGCCGCAAGGATATCGCCGAGAAGCTGGAAGGCTTCCGCAAGGACGGCGACCTGGTCATCGTGGATGTGCCGGGTGAGGACGTCGAGCAAGTCGCCGAAATCGTCGGCCAGGTGAACCGGGTCGGACTGCTGCCGGAGAAGGATGCGATCGGCGTCGACTCGGCGGGCATTGGCGCCGTGGTGGATGAGCTGACCACCGAAGAGTGCGGCATCACCATGGACCAGATCGTCGCCGTTTCGCAAGGCTGGAAGCTAAACGGCGCGATCAAGACGGCGGAACGCGCGGTAGCCGGCGGCACGCTGGTGCATGGCGGCCAGCCGCTCATGGCCTGGTGCGTAGGCAATGCCAAGGTCGTGCCCGACGGCAATGCCGTGAAGGTCACGAAGGCGGCCAGCGGCTCGGCCAAGATCGACCCGCTGATGGCGGGCTTCAATGCGGTTTCCCTGATGGCCCTCAATCCCGAGTCGCAGGGGAGCATGGGCGATTACTTCTCCAACCCCATCGTGGTGGCAGGATGACCAACAAAGCGAAGGTTGCCCGCCACGGGGGGCGAGTCCGCGCGGCTATTCGGAGCTGGCTAGGCATTCCGTTCGGCCTGACCGACGACGACGCATGGGCGCATGTTGCTGGGCGCGACTCGCCGGCGGGCGTCAACGTGTCGCCTGACACGATGCTTACCCTCTCCACGGTGTGGGGCTGCGTGCGGCTGATCTCGGAGACCATCGGCACGCTGCCGCTGTCGCTATACGAGAGGACCAGTGCGGGTAAGGCGGTGGCTGCGCAGCACACGCTGCACATGATCATCCACGACCAGCCCAATACGGACACGACGGCCTCAGTCCATTGGGAAGCGACCGTAGCGGCCATGCTGCTTCGCGGAAGGGCCTATGCCGAGAAGCTCATGATCGGCACGCGGCTGGTGGGCCTGGTCTTCCTGGACCCCAACAGGCTCATGGTGACGCGCAACGGCAACACCAAGATTTACCGCTTCACGGAGTTGAACGGCACGCAGCGCGAGATTCCGCCCGAGCGGATCTGGCACATACCCGGTTTTTCGCTGGACGGCGTCAATGGCGTGTCGGTGGTGCGCTACGCCGCGCGCGTCATGGGCACCGCGCTGGCAGCAGACGATACTGCGGCCGGCGTGTTCAGGTCTGGGCTCAAGCCGACGCGCTTTCTCAAGATGCCCAACTGGCTGACGAAGGCCCAGCGCTACGAGTACCGCGAATCGATCAGCGAGGTAAAAAACTCGCTCGACAAGGGCGACGTGCCGGTCCTCGAGGGCGGCATGGACTTCGGCACGATCGGCATGAACCCGGACGACGCGCAGCTGCTGCAGTCGCGCGGCTTCTCCGTCGAAGAGGTCTGCCGCTGGTTCCGCGTGCCGCCCTTCATGGTCGGCCACGCGGAGAAATCGACCAGTTGGGGGACCGGTATCGAGCAGCAGATGATCGGCTTCCTGACCTTCACCCTGGGGCCGTGGCTTCGACGCATCGAGCAGTCGATCAGCAAAGACCTGCTTACGCCGGCGGAACGCTTGCGCTACTACCCGAAGTTCAACGTGGAGGGGCTGTTGCGCGCCGACAGCGCGGGTCGCGCCGCGTTCTATACCGCGATGGTCAACAACGGCATCTTGACGCGCGACGAGTGCCGAGAGCTGGAAGACCGCGAACGCATGGGCGGCAACGCCGCAGTGCTGACGGTGCAATCGGCCATGGTGACGCTGGACAGCCTCGGCGCGTTGTCCACCGGTGATGCGGCGAAGGCACGTGCCTCGCTGCGGGCATGGCTTGGATTCGAAGACGACCAGGTAGCGGCTTCCGCCACCACCCACTAAGGACTTCTCCATGACGATCAGGAACCTTCCGGGTATGCCGGCGGCCCGCCCGTGCGCGGGAACGTTCAGCGTGATTTCCCCGCTCGCCCTGGACCGTTGGAACCCGGCCATCCGCGCGGTCGTTGACGACGTCGAAGACGATGCGGATCGCACGATCTCGATCTACGACGTGATCGGTTACGACTACTGGACCGGCGATGGCGTTACCGCGAAGCGCATTTCAGCAGCCTTGCGCAACATGGGCGCCGGTCCCGTCACGGTGAATATCAACTCGCCGGGCGGCGACATGTTCGAGGGCCTGGCGATCTACAACTTGCTGCGCGAACACAAGGGCGAGGTGACGATGAAAGTCCTTGGCTTGGCAGCGTCCGCCGGCTCAGTGATCGCCATGGCCGGTGACAAGATTCAGATCGCGCGCGCCGGGTTCCTGATGATTCACAACGCGTGGGTGTACGTAGCGGGCAATCGCAACGATATGCGCGAAACGGCTGACTTCCTGGAGCCGTTCGACAAGGCCATGGCCGACGTCTATGCCGCGCGCACGGGGCGCGACATCAAGGCAATACAGAAGCTCATGGACGCCGAGAGCTGGATCGGCGGCAGCGCGGCTGTGGAAGACGGCTTCGCCGATGAGCTGCTGCCGTCCGACCAGATCGAGAACAAGGGCGGAAGCACAAAGGCATCGGCGGTGCGCCGACTGGAAGCCGCACTGCGCGCCTCTGGCATGCCGAAGTCCGAGGCCATGCGCCTCATCAGCGAATTCAAGTCCGGCTTGGGCGATCCGGCCGGCAACGGTGAGGGCGATCCCACCGACCGCGGCCGCAGGGCCGACAACGATGAGTCGGCCGTGGTGGCCGCACTCAAGACCTTCACCATCTGAGGAAAAGAACAT